GTGGACGTATCAGCGGTGGCCCTGTTGCCATACCCTCCTGCAACAACGGAATAATTTCCGCTAGCAACCTGAATTGCGGTATTGCGGATCTTTTGCAAATCCGTCGCGTAAGTTCCCCGCTTATTACCGCCCGCTATCGTCCCGTCCGGCACTTGCGCCAGCGTTGCACCAGTGCCCTTGGCGACGAGGGCGATGTCAGCGTTGGTAGCGCTGATGCTGCCGCCGTTGATCTCAGTGACAGGCGTGGTGCTATTTAGGCCATCGCTGTCCAATCGCGCCAGTAGGCGTAGCAACGGTGATGCCCAGCCTGCTGTGTTCAAATTCACGTTAGATCACCACCAAATGCAGCGACGCGCACCGTGCCACTGGTAGGCGCAACGCTGATCGTAGCGCCCAGTTTCCAGCTAGCCGTAGGGAGCACCAGATCGGTGTAGGCCGTTACTAGGCGGTATCCCTTGACCGTGTTGCTACCAGTGGTGGCACTGATCGTAAATTGATCGAACAGGTCGTAGTTGGTGCCGTCATAGAGGAAGATATTGACCAGCGCCGCCACCGTTGTAGCGGTGCCCTGCACGTTGATGCTCAGCACCCTAGTACCAGCAGACACACCCACGATCAAGTCAGTAATTGTCCCAGTGCCATCAGTGGCAGTGTTGGCTGTGCTCAGCGAACAGCGTCCAATGCGAGGGACCGAGATGAAAGCAGGTGAAGCAGCCATGACTTAGATGCAAGTTGTATTGAGAAATAGGTTATTACCAACCGAACTACCGCCGCCGCCTGTTGCAGACAAAGTGCCACCAGTCAGTGACAATCCGCTGCCAATACTGATCTCTTCAATGGCGCCAGTACTGGCAGTAGAACGCCCCAGTAATTTGTTGGTGTTCATTTGGGCTCCAATGGCAGTGACCAGTTGGTTGACCAGATTGACGCCATTAAGAAACTGGCGAGACATTAGCCAACCACCACAACGCGGTAAGCATTAGAAGCAGGTGCCGTTGCAAAGACAATGGTCAGCGTGTTGGTCGTGGAATGAGTCACGTCTGTGGTCACTTCATCGTAAGTGCTGGCATTGTAAACAGTAACATGCACGTCACGACTGGCCAAGTTATGCGTAACAGTATAGGAGGTGGCGCTACCATCGCCAATACTAACTGCATATCTTTTAACGCGACCAGACCATGTGGCTAGTTTCAGTGGTGTGACAATGCGAAGATCATCAGTGCCTGCATCAGTCTCGGCCTGAGTGGCAAGTTCAGCAACACCAGCAGTGGTTTCACTAGCAGCCGGAGCTGCAGCACCAAAAGTCACCCAACTAATTGTACTGCTGCCGATGGTGCCATTAATTTGATCTTGACGGTAAGTCGTTGCTGCGCTAGTGCCTTGTTCAACAGTCGTGACGGCCTGCTCTAGCTCATCAAAGGTGCTGGCGTCCAGCGAGCGCGTCATGGCGGTGCTAGCACCATTCCAGACATAGATGCCATTATCGGCAGCAGTGCTTTGCGCCCTGACCAGCACTCGATCCTGGCTGACCATCGTGATGCCATCAATCGTGGCACCAGGACTTGCTAAGTTAATACTTGATTGTGTTGCCACACGGCAACTATCTTTCCATGCCAAGCCTTCAACAAGACTATCAACATAAGATTTTGGTACGGCATCACCAGAGGCGCTAGGTGATGGGAGGTTAATAACTTTGCTAACCGATTGAAAGTCAAAATCGGTAAAAGTCTTGCGTGCCATTTAAGTCAGCCTGGCCGTACCAGTGGTAGCGGGAGATAGTGTAATTATAGCTTGGTTGACGCTGGGATGAGCAACATCACCATCGATCTCCTGACTGCCAGAATCAAAAAGCTCTACGGCAGGGCGAAATCCTAAATTATGATTGATCACCCATGTTGTAGACGAGGATGTTTGTTGATGCAAATAACCTACTCCCGCAGGCCCTTGTGGACCAACAGTGGTTGCGGTGACAGTATTAGTAACGGGAACAGTGACCACAGTTGTGCCATTGTCGCCATCAGTGACCGTAATAGTATTGGTTACAGTTGAAACATTTACGCTGGTCACGCTGTATAGCCCTCCGAAACATAAATAAGGCCTTCTAGGTAGTATTCTTTTAGCCCCGATGGATTAGTAAGCAGCACGTCATAATACGCCTCTGATGGGAATAATGCAGTTTGAACGCTGGTCAACGCAATGGCGATAGTACCAGTGGATCTATCTGTATAGGTGATGCTGAAATCAGCGTATTTTGTCGTGCGTCCTTGATTCCATGCCTGTGCTGCAGCGGTCCAGCCAGCTAAGTTGATTCCAGTGCCAGTGCTATCCTTGAATTGCAACGTGACACTGTAATCCGCTCGACGCTGCAGACTGATATTATAGGTGCCGGGTGAGATAGCCATGGTATTAGTTTAGCGCAATTCTCATCAAAGCATGCCAACCTCGCTCTTGGCTACCATTGTGCTTAAAGAACAGCGCTATTAACTTACAGCAACAGTCCAGGCCTGTTCAATCTTGACTACGGCGTCTGGGGCCAGGTAATATTCCATGGGAAGCCCTGCTGTTTAGGAACATTGCGTAGACCTTGGCGGTACTCCTTCCAAGAATGCAAAGCAAGTGTTGGGGCGTCAGACAACTGCGTCCAATCACACTCGGCTAGGAGTTGATTGCGTTTTTGTCTTGCGTCGTTAGCGCAAGAAGCAGTGCGTTCTTGGATTTGTTCTTCAGTTGCTGGTATTTCAAGCCATTCTTCCACCCAGATACCGTCCTTTAGAACTGCAGTGCGCTCCAAATTAATGGTATGTGTTTCCTGTGGCGGAGTAGTTGGCTTAACTGGTACCACCCCGAAAGATGCAGCGGTGGCATCATCAATTTCAATGGGAAAGCTAGTGCCAGGTGTGTCCAGTCTAAGGTCTGGAAGAGTGTACGGATACCGAATAACTTTTTTATCTGCGGTAAGTTTAGCGTAAAACATCAGACTGCCTCCAGTTCTACAATTTGATCCGCAATTACATCGCGAATAATAATTGCCTTAAGTTGTTCAATTTTGTGTGCTTCAAGCATGTCGGCCAAGCGGTCACGAAATTCTATCATAGCGGGGTTGTTGGCGTACTCGGCATTAATTTTGGCAATGGCACGAATGTAGTTATCAATGTTAATTTGATAACCCATAATTTCCTCATTGCGGCCTTCGAGAGCGGGCTGAAGCGTTTCAAATTTGTTCATGGTTTTTAGTGAAATGTTAATTCGGGCTAAATGCTACACCATATCCAGGGCCAGTGGGAAGTGTCGCGGGATCAGCGTATTTAGTGCCAAACCCTGATGACCATGGATAGACATTGATGTAGGGAGAGGTATCATGCCCTACTGCAATAGTAGCACCATCAAGGCTAAATGCTACACCTCTTGGAGTGCCAGCAGGCACAGTTGCAGGATTAGCGTATTTAGTGCCAAATCCTGATGACCATGGATAGGCAGTAATGCGGGGAAAGCTCTCATGCGCTATTGCAATAGTAGCACCATCAGGGCTAAATGCTACAGCATATCCAGGGCCAGTGGGAAGTGTCGCGGGATTAGCGTATTTAGTGCCAAATCCTGATGACCATGGATAGACGGAAATATAGGGCGGGCTAACGTGGCCTACTGCAATGGCTGTACCACTTGGATTAAATGCCACATCAAGTCCACTGCCATTGGGCAGAGTTGCAGGATTTGCAAATTTTGCACCCAATCCAAGTCCTGAATCAAATGGATAAACACTAATATATGGGCTATTGAAATGACTTACGGCAATAGTAGCACCATCAGGGCTAAATGCTACATTATATGTAAAACCAGTGGGTAGTGTTGCGGGATCAGCGTATTTAGTGCCAAACCCTGATGACCATGGATAGACATTAAAGTAGGGAGAGGTATCATGCCCTACTGCAATGGCTGTACCACTTGGATTAAACTTCACACCTCCTCCATTGTTAATGGGTAGTGTCGCGGGATCAGCGTATTTAGTACCAAAACCTGATCCCGAAGTTGACCATGGATAGACGGAAATACAGGGAGAGACATTATGCCCTACTGCAATAGTAGCACCATCAGGGCTAAATGCTACACCATATCCAAGGCCAGCAGGCAGAGTTGCGGGATTAGCGTATTTAGTGCCAAACCCTGATGACCATGGATAGACGGAAATATAGGGCGGGCTAACGTGGCCTACTGCAATACTAGCCGTAGCGCCTGATCTAGCGGCAGCCATTAATAGGTTTTGTGTAATGGGATTCATATTAAGTCGTGTAGTTAACTAGGCTAGCTGCACGCCAACGAGTGCCACCGTCGTCAGTGACAAACATGAACAAATGGGTCTTGCCTGTGGTCAATGTAGGAGCCGTGCTGCCTGGCCATTCTACACCGCTAAACCATGTAATGGTGCCACTGGTGTGGGTTAACTCTAGCGTGAAGGCAAAGGCCCGGCTGGCTGGAGTGTTACTTACCGTAAAGGTACTGTTTGCGTTAATGGTTTTAGTGAAGTAGTTAGATGTCGATAGATCCAGGTCAAGTGCTGCGACTGCAGTAATATTGCTGTCATATGGACCAGTAACTTGAAAACGCCCACCCGAGGTGGCCCTGTAACGTTCGACGCCATTA